TAGGTATATAGCCATCTTGCCTTTCAGCTTGACCTTTTTCCCATGCGTTAAAATAAGAACCGCCACCGTATGACGAGATTACAAAGTCTTCTGGATTGTAGTCAAAGTATTGAATATTCCAGAATTCATTGTAGTCTTTTATAGCTTTGTTGAGAGGGGTTAAAGCGACTGAAAAATCTTTTAATACATTTTCAGACATTTGATTCCTCCGATTAATTAAACAATGTTAATAAACTATTTATTAACCATACTATTATACTAGCGACTAAGTGAATCGGTAGGAGTTGTAAAGGAGTTGTAACTACTTTACAAAGTTAGTAAGTGCTTACTTACTTGACTGTTTTAGTAGGCACTCAATATTTAGTTAGTGATCACTTACTTGCTAGATCGACTAAACTCGTTCATAAGTAAAGAGGAATGGGCTATTGGTATATAGGGTTGCGTAAAAGAAATAATAAAAATGTAAAAAAGGGACAGTTTAGCCAATAGCCCAATAGCTTTTGATTAGAAATGTAGTAAACAAAAGGAGTAGGGATATATTGAGCTGGGTTATTAGCCGAGTATTGGTGGAATTGGGGTAATAAGTGAGTAGTGTATTGGTAATAATGCATGATGATGACGTGTGTTGTAAAATAGAGTGTTTACTTTTAAACAGTGGTCCATATATAATAGAACTCTGGTACTCAACTAGGTTTTCCTTGTTTCGGAGGAAAACAAGGAAAAGATACAGATGTCGAGAACAAAAGGATCGGGAACTCTCACCCCTCAACAAGAGAAATTCGCTAGGAACGTTGCCAAAGGCATGAATAAAACACAGGCTGCCATTGCAGCTGGGTATTCGGAGAAGAATGCTCAACGTGCTGGTACTATGCTTGCCAGTAAGAACAATCCTAAGGTACTTGACCGCATCATTACTCTTCAAGAGCGTGCAGCTTACCGAGCAGGACTGGACCTCGGAACTCATTTAACAGATTTGAAGGATATTCGTGATGGGGCAGTGCGCAATGGGGCTTGGTCTGCTGCGGTTACCGCAGAGGTCAGTCGTGGAAAGGCAGCAGGTCTGTATGTGAACAGGTCGGAGCTCACAGTTAACAAGGTAGAGACCATGAGCAAGGATGATATTCTTGCCAGAATGCAACAGTTATATCATGAGACTGGAGGAATCTTGCCTCCTGGAACTGTAATAGAAGGAGAGAGCAAGACGCTCGACGATTAGACATAGGACTCCCCTTGGTACACAACTTTCGCAGAACCAATTATCGGCGAGTTAGGGAGGTCTAGGACCTCCCGACTCTAAACTCTAGCCCTCAGGATCGAAGTTAGGACCATCAACAATCACTAGGTAGCGACAGGTGACGATGTCATACTTCAGATCTGCCCAGTCAAAGTATTGAGACTCAACACATTCGCGTAGAGTTTTGCCGTCGGCAAACTCCGCACGCTCGTGGTGTTTTCTCGCTTGAGCTTTGACAAGACGCGACTCGTTTATCGCAAGGATTGAGTCCATATATTCAGACATTTGAGCCTGAAATTGAGACCCACGACCTTGAGATTTGCGAGTAGCTTGAGCGACTAGAACTTCAAGAGCAGACTCTAGATCTTTGTCACCAGCGATGGCAACTCCGACTAGTTCTTGAGCATCTTGAAGACTCGGCGTTTTAGCTTGATCTTCTTTCATTACATTTTCCTTATAATGATTTAAACACACCCCAGCAGCCAGGACTGGGAATTAAGAAACTCATTTACTTAATACCCATTATACGCCTGAATAGGTGAAAGTAAAGGGCTTTGTTAAGATTGCCAAATGTTTCTATAAGGCTTGCCATTGCGTGCAATTGGTATCGCTTGCCATTGCCAAAAACGCAATACTACATTACAATATACCAATGCCCAATGCCCTATACCTATATACTATTACATTCTAGAATTCGGGCTAAAGGGTAGCGAGAGAATCTCGATTTTTAGACGATCTCTCCCCTCGGGTTGTTTTCACCCCGATTAATCAGCGGTTACTGATTCTACTCTTTAGCTTCTAGGATCTAGTAGGTAGCCTCTAGCTATGTCATAGAGAATGTCAGCAATACGGTAACTACCGTGTACTTGATTCACTACTTTAGCCATGGCTTCTGCTACTGTTTTCCCATCAGCTTGATCAACTCTTTCCGCAATATAAACAGATTGAGGATCTTTAGAACCACGCATGAGTACCATGCTGTCTTCAAGACCTTTTCTGTTTACGGCTTTGGTGTTGACTTTAGTGAATACATTTAAGCATTCACCTAGTTCAGCATCGTCGCCTATTGCTTTTAAGAGTCTAGCCTTGGCTTCATCTCTGGTAAGAGATTGGGCTTTGGCGTTAGCTTTTTGAGTCTTACTCATTAGCATTTTCCTCGCTTAAAGCGTTAAACACACACGCCTAAAAAGGCGTAACCTAATACTTTTAAAAAACCCGCCTTTTATAAAGGCTAGGTAAGCTTACTACTTTACTTTATTAAAGTAAAGGGGTTTTATTAACTTATTTAATATAAGCGTTAAATAAGCGTTAAATAGGTTATATAAAAGGTAAAAAAGGTATTAGCGTTTTAGTTAGCGTAGTTAGTAACCCCCCTACCCCCCCTATAAATAGGTAGCTTTTAGGCACGTATCCGCCTGAGTTTTTCAGACTAATAATCCATGGAATTTTTATACAGCTTTACAGTTCCTTTATTCAGGGTTATCATGTTAAAAAATTGCTGCAAAATTTTTATGGAAATTGACAAAGAGCTTTGGGAACAGCTACCAAAAGAAGTACTCAAAGAGTACCTCGAACTCACGGAAAGGTTAAGTGAACTTAACGAAGTTGAGCAATGTGAACAGAGCTTTTTAGCTTTCGTCAAATCTCAATGGCCACAGTTTATTGAGGGCAGTCATCACAGGATTATGGCTAATGCCTTCGAACGGATCGCGAACGGTAAATTAAAACGTCTCATTATCAACATGCCTCCTAGACACACCAAGTCGGAGTTTGCTAGTCATATGTTGCCAGCGTGGTTAGTCGGGAAACGACCTGGACTCAAAATCATTCAAGCCACCCACACGGCAGATTTAGCTGTTAAGTTTGGACGTAAAGTCAGGGATTTGTTCGAAGCGTCTAGTTATCAAGCGGTTTTTCCTGACGTAATGCTACACCCTGATAGTAAGGCAGCAGGGAAATGGGAAACTCGGTCTAAAAAGAATTCTAAAATACTGGGGGAATACTATGCGGTGGGTACTGGTGGTGCTATCGCTGGTCGGGGTGCGGATTTATTTATAATAGACGATCCCCACTCAGAACAAGATGCTATGTCTAAAACAGCATTAGATGAAGCCTATGAATGGTACACTTCTGGACCTCGTCAGAGGTTACAGCCAGGAGGAGCTATAGTAATAGTCATGACGCGATGGTCAGTGCGTGATTTAACTGGTCGCTTAATTAGGGATATGGGCAAAGGTTTAAAAAATGATCAGTGGGAAGTTATTGAGCTTCCTGCGATTTTACCGAGTGGTGATCCTGTCTGGCCAGAGTATTGGTCGCTAGAAGAATTAGAAAGCGTACACGCAGCATTGGGCAAAGGTCCAAAATGGCATGCTCAGTACATGCAGAAACCGACGGCAGAAGAAGGTGCACTTATTAAACGGGAATGGTGGAAAGAATGGCCAAATAAAAAACCGCCCAAGTGTGAGTATATTATTCAAAGTTACGATACCGCTTTTTTAAAAACTCAAACCAGTGACTTTAGTGCGATTACTACATGGGGTGTGTTTTACCCTGAAGGACGTATCGGTGAAGAACTCTACACAGGGGAAGCAGCACATATAGTGTTACTCGATTCCGTAAAAGATAGACTAGAGTTCCCCGAACTTAAAAAGAAAGCCCTCGAGCTGTACGAATACTGGGAACCTGATACCGTTATTATAGAGTCTAAAGGTAGTGGGACTCCGTTAACCCAAGAATTACGTCGAATTGGTGTACCAGTACAAAACTTTACTCCAAGCAAAGGATCCGACAAAGTAGCCAGAGTAAATTCATGTTCACCGTTATTTGAATCGGGCATGGTCTGGAAACCTGACGAACCATGGGCGGATGAAATGATAGAAGAATGTGTGGCTTTTCCTGCAGGTGACCACGATGACTTAGTGGATAGTATGAGTCAGGCGTTATTGCGATTTCGTCAAGGAGGCTTTATCCAATTGGATTCAGATTATGAAGATGAATACGAAAGTTATCGTGAACGGAAAATGGTTTACTATTAATAATAGTTATTATAAAGTGAGGTACCATTGTGGCGATTGAAAAAGAAACAACCTCGGTTGTGTTGGGTGAAGTTGATGAAGTTCCCCCTTTTCCCGAAGAAGAAATTGAACTAGAGGTAGAAGATGACGATGCTGTCGTTATCGATTTAGACCCTCAAGTAGAATCCCCCCAAACCAATTTTGAGGATAATTTAGCAGAATACTTAGATGATGATACTCTAGGTAAATTAGCCAGTGAACTAACAGGTTACTTTGAAGAAGATAAAGAATCTAGAAGTGATTGGTACACTGCGTTTGCTAAAGGTTTAGATTTACTCGGGATAAAACAAGAAGAACGTACCGAACCATTTGAAGGAGCCAGTGGAGTTAACCACCCTTTATTAAGTGAAGCGGTCACTCAATTTCAATCACAAGCCTATAAAGAATTATTGCCTCCAGGAGGACCAGTCAGTACACAAGTGGTGGGTGATGATAATTCAGAAATAATTCAACAATCTAGACGTGTAAAAGAATTTATGAATTATCAGATTACGCACGTCATGGAAGAATACGATCCTGAAATGGATCAATTATTGTTTTATTTACCGTTATCGGGAAGTGCGTTTAAGAAAATTTATTTTGATACAATGTTAGACAGAACGGTAAGTCGTTTTGTTAAAGCTGAAGATTTCGTGGTGAGTTATGCCACTACTGATTTATCTAATTCACCACGATACACTCACGTTATGACCATGACCGAAAATGATTTGCGTAAAATGCAATTAAACGGTATGTACTTAGATATGGAATTAACAGGAGCCAGTATTCCTACGGAAAACCAAGTTCAAGAAAAGATAGATAGAATGGAAGGGGTTAAACCCAATTACGCAGATAATAATGACCTCTATACTGTTTTAGAAATGCACGTTGACTTAAAGCTATTAGAAATAGAAGACCATGGATTTGCCTGCCCTTATATAGTAACTATTTGTCAAGACACTAATAAAATATTGTCTATTCGTAGAAACTGGGAACCTAATGATCCACTCTATAGTAAGTTAGATTATTTTGTACAATACAAATTTTTGCCAGGACTAGGGTTTTATGGCTTTGGGTTAATCCACATGATTGGTGGTTTAACTAAATCGGTTACTTCGATATTAAGACAATTAATTGACGCAGGAACATTAGCTAATTTACCTGCAGGCTTTAAAGCCAGAGGGATGCGTATTCAAGGTGAAAACGAACCTTTACAACCAGGAGAGTTTAGAGATGTAGATGTAGCTGGTTCTACTATTCGGGACGCTTTAATGCCGTTACCTTATAAAGAGCCTTCTAACGTATTAGCTCAACTATTGGGTATATTGGTAGATTCAGGTAGAAGATTCGCTTCTATTACCGATATGCAAATGGGAGATTTAGGCAACCAAGAAGTTCCAGTAGGCACAACAGTAGCGATGTTAGAACGTGGCACTAAAGTAATGAGTGCTATTCATAAGCGTTTACATTTTGCACAAAAGAAAGAATTCAGATTATTAGCGTCACTGTACGCAAGGTACTTACCGCCTCAATACCCTTATGCTCTTCCAGGTGGACAGGGTTATGTAATGGCACAGGATTTTGATGAGCGAGTAGATGTTATACCTGTTAGTGATCCCAATATATTTTCCATGGCACAGCGTGTGTTAATCGCACAGCAGATGTTACAAATGGCACAGACATCACCAGATATACATAACCTACCCGAAGCTTACCGTAGAATGTACGATGCCCTAGAAATAAAGAATGTAGACTCTTTATTTCAACAAGAACAAGAAGTGCCTCCGAGGGATCCTATTTCCGAGGAACAGGCAGCCATGTTAGGACAACCGATACAGGCTTTCGAGTGGGAAGATCACGAAGCCTATATTGCAGCACACAGTGCGTTTATACAAAACCCAATGGTTCAGGATAATCAAATGGCAGTACAAACAATCAGTGCTAATATACAAGAACATCAAGCAATGCTATACAGACAGCAAGTTGAACAGGTAATGGGACAACCGTTACCGCCTCTGGAACAAATGACGCCAGAAATAATGAATCAAGTTGCATTTGCTGCTGCGCAAGCCACTGCTGAGGTAACAGGTAGAGCGAAAGCTGTACAAGAAGCTGTTGAACTACAACGAATAGATCCAGTTATTGAAGTTCAACGCGAAGAAATTGCCCAGCGTGCACAAAAAGATGCTACTCAAGCACAGCTCGATGCAGAGAAAATAATTTCTACTGAAGCAATTGCCGAAATGAAGATTGCAGCAGATAGAGAAAAAACATTAATTCAAGCACAACAGGAAGCTGATCGTACGTTTGCGGATACGCTTAAACAGGTACGGGAAGCTGACACTAAAAGTAGAGGAGAGTAAATATGCCAAGTAAAGAGGGATATCCAGGAATCAAAAAGAACCCAATCAAAGGTTTAGACGGTACTAAAATTAAAAAGATTACCCGAAAAGCTAAAGGCGGTGGAGCTGCCAAAAAAGGATTGAAGTTCGTAGAATACGGGAGGACGTAATGCCAGGACCAGGACAAAGAGTAAGATCCCCACGAGGACGAGGATTCCTGTGGGGAAGGAAAAAGGGAAGGAAGAGTAAAGAGAAAAGTAGACCACAGACAACAGCAAGAAAACCAGGAACTCCTACAGGAAGAGGAGGAGGAGATAGAGGAAGTCAAGGCATAATTCCACCATGGGAGGGTTATTTTGGTGGAAAA